GTCGTCGAAATAGTTACCATCGGAAGACCAAATGTAAGCACCACCAGTAGGTCTAGGTATTGATGGGAATGCGTCTCCCTCTTCCCAAGTGCTATCAATTGCTGCGTATTGTTCTGCCGTGACTCTTCGGTATACTGCCTTCTCTACGGTCGATCGACCATTTGTTCCTGTTGAAGATCGTACTGGGTCCGACCAAACGATGCTGGTATCTAGGTCGCCGTCTGCATCTGTTGCAATACCCGAACTTACATAGAGTTCGCCCTCGCCACTATATTCAGACTCTTCCCACCCTGTAGGCGCTACATAGAATCTTGTACTGAACCTGAATTGACCGCCTGTTGGTGTATCTTGAGCAGTAAGTTCAGTTGTTGACCTTTTGTACGCAGACAGTTGTGCATATGAAGCGACCGAGTCTGCGTCTACTGGTGGTCCACCAATTAGATATGGTGTAGACCAATTACCGGCAACGATAGTGTCGGTTTCTGATTGAAAGTCTACAAACCTATATGTACATGCCCAGACGTTTTTTCCACCATCTGGAGCTGGAATAGATTGACTCCAAGTAACCTCAACTGGGTCATTGTCATCAATAGGTGTTTCGAGTGAACCCTGATTTCCATTAGCGGAGAACGTATACTGACCACCGCTAGGTGTTAGTGGTTGTTCATTTGACCTAGTATAGATGGTTGCTTGGAAAGATGAGGTACCTGTTGCACCATCTCCGCCTGGTCCACCACCACCACCAACATCATCGATATTAGCGAGTTGAACCCAAGTTCCGTTGTGTGCAAAGTATGCCTTACCAGTATTATGAACGTGTGCAAACATACCGTGATAAGTAGAAGGGTCTGGTAGGTCTGCAACATTAGGGTACATATTACCAAAGAGGACCCTATTACCACCCATGTCCAATTCAGCGCCTTCAATAATAGCACGGACCTGTGCAGCATCGACCCCAGCATCAAACTCAGAAAGTGCCGCTGAAATCAGAGCATTGACTTCTTCCTCTGTCAACTTGTCTATGTCCAGAGCAGCGAAGTTCTGATTTATTTTCAAGAACGCTGCGTTGATGTGGTCTCGCAGGTTGACTTCTTGTATGTTAGTGCTCATTTTTATCCTCTACTAAACGAAAAAGCAATTCTTTTATTTGCGACATATCTTTCTTTAGACTTGTGACCTCATTAGTCAATGAGTCTATATGATCTTGTCGATCTCTTTGCACTTGCACGATTTTTCTTGCGTTTTCGATTTCGGCTTTGTTAGTATTTAGTATTACTCCAGAGCGTTTATCTCGCACTAGATTATTATGTCCTTCTACTTTTATATGCGACTTCATGTAAAACCTTTAGTGATGAAATACTAGAGCATCATCTTCTGATTGCCAAGCAGGGTTTACTGATCCACCCGCATCTCTATATTCATCTGTGTATCGAATACCGATCGGTATATCCAACCAATCAAAAGTCTCACCACTGTGAGTAGTGGATAGGTTGACACTATAGTTACCTGAAGCTTCAGAAGTAATCGTGTTCACAAACTCTGTACCATAGTTCATAGTAATAGTACCCGTAGTAGACCATTCCGGACCAAATGTGTATGTTATTGGATAGTAGTGTGTGTTATGACCTTCTGGTCTTTCGATTCCGTAAGTTATGAATCTAACATCATGTTGAGTACCATTTACAGCTGCATCCGTTTCAATGAATATTGGTTGAACTGTTGCTTGACCTTCTGCTTCTGAGGTCATTTCTGGACTATATGGATAAATTGCGTGGAAGTCTCGACCACTTTCCCAATATACGCCATCATGAGCGACAGCTACAACGATACCTTCGTCTGTATCGACCGTCATACGATCTCCAACAGGCAATTCATAATTGAACGTGAGTGTTTGAGTGACACTGCCAGCAGGTTCATACAAATCACCACCAAATGCCTCACTAGTAGGTGGAGACAATCTAATGTCCATCTCTACAGTACCAGTATATGGTATGGATTCACTAACACCCGACATATCGGATTCAACTAGAATGAACCCTGTGCTACCCATTTCGCCTCTTCCAGCGACTGATACATTGGTTGCATAATTGTCACCGACAAAATCGTAGATTGTTTTGTTTCTAAGTACCGACACACCGTCACTTGTGTGAGACATGATCGGATCATTCGGATCATTATCATTAGGTATTTCATAATCGTTGATTTTTTTCAGGGTGCTTGTAATTCTAAATCTTTCTAGATAGTCAAAGAAGTTATTATCTGGACCGTCAGTAAATTGTTGAATAGGTCTATCCAACCACTGACTAGTATGCACTAGAGTTCGTGTTCCAATATCCGTAGCGTTTACTTGACTATAGACTTTCAACGATCCATCAAGGTGGAACTCAAGATTGAATCTGACTCCTCTAGGTTCCCAACCAGATGTACCTGACCACTCTCTACCCACATCGCGGCTACTTGCTGATATTGTTGGAACGGTCTCAGCGAAAAGAGAAGATATGTCTCTGACCTCATTGGTCTCGCCACCTGTATTAGTTTCACCGCCGGTATTAGTTTCGCCACCAGTATTAGTTTCGCCACCAGTATTAGTTTCACCGCCGGTGTTTGTACTACCAGTATTGTTACTTGGATTTGATGTGGTAGTAGAACCTGTGGAACCCGAACCTCCTGTTATCAGAGCAATTGCACGTAAGTCTCGTATTACCGGAATCTTAGAAGAACTATTAGATTGCATAATAATCTTGACTTGGAATGCAGTAAACTGGTCGACATCAACAGTGTATTCATAATCGCGATACGTTGATGTGTTGTCGTCCGAAGGAAGTTCCTTGTCTATAGTAGCTTGTACCCAAGGAATTAGCAAATCACCTTCACTGTCTACTTCAGATAATGTGTCCTCATCAATAGCGGACCTAACATAGACATCGAAGTCTGCACCAGAAGGTCGGTTAGCAGCAAAGATGATTTTCAGTCCAGCAGACGCTTCGTCAATTACAACCGGAGTAGTTATGTGTTGCGCAGCATCGTTGTTATCGATGACATTTTCTAGTGCAAGAACAGACACACGTTGAAGGTCGATCAACGGAGAAACTTTTTTGTCTTGAGTTTCAAGAGATAGTTCAAACTTCATCGTTTCTAGACCGTTAGCATTATCAGTGGATGCTACAACACTTGGACTTGTGTTTGTGTTGTAGTCATTCAAGAATACGGTATTACCTTTTGTTGGAGCCGGAATTTGATAACTTGTAGGGTTGAATGATCGACCACTACCATAAGATATGGTGCTTGGGTTACGTAATTCGGCAGTGATGCTAGTCCCATTAGGTGTCAAAGTCTGAACCTGTGGTACAAACTCATCATAGTAGACTTGTTGTGATGCGGTCACATCATCGCCACCACCAAGAGCGGTAGACGTTGCAGTTGTTGCAACAGAGATACCATACCCTTCCCATGTTGGATTGAGAACTGTGAATGTACCATCAAAATCTGTTGAAGGTATTCCACCAATTGCATTCTCAACGCTGGACATAGATACTACATCACCTTCAGTGAATCCATGACCTTCATGGTAGACTCTGACTACACTAGTACCTATAGTAGTTTGAATAGGATTAGACTCTAGAGTTACTTTAGGTAAGGATGCATTGTCAAGAACTAGAGTACCCGAATTGTCAAACTCAGCACGGTCTAATGTAAACATTAGGTCCTTAGTCTGGTCTGGTGTCCATGTGAATCCATTCTGTGATAGGAATAGAGAACCTAGCGTAGGTTGCTTCGTGACTTTACTGTCAGTACTACCAACCAAGAACTCGTAGGTCTCAGCAATATAAGCATTATACTCTACCGACTCAGCGAGTAGTATTATAGCATACTCTTCTCCACTTGTCAAGTAAATTGGTTCATCAAATTCGACAATTGTGCCACCATTCTCTACAAGAGTAGACATTCCTGTATCATCTTGTGAAATACTATCAAGTGGTGTCACTGTGATAAGGGCAGGGTCTACAAACTTGACTGATCCTGGCACAATACGTGTAGTTGGGGTACCATTTTCTACCGAACGAATCTGTACTTGAAGAGGGACTGTACTGTCCTTGCTCTCCATGAAGATTTTTGCTCTTGTTATAAACAGTCCATTAGGGTTTTCTATCTGGTCAACAAAGAATGTCTGTGCCAGAGGGTCTTGACGACCAGCACGGAAACCAATAACACGTGTGGTGCGAATGGTTCTTTGTATAGACTCGATGGTACCTGTTGATGTGTAGTTTGCACTAGTACTTGCAGTCGATTCACTATCGTTACCTTCACCACTCACGTCAAGCAACTTGAACTCATGAGTACCAGTTCTAAAGTTGATTGATGGTGTGTTAGGTAAGAAGAAAGTACCAATCAATTCACCCTTACTGTCTGTGACTAGATCGCCTTTACCACCTAGTGCAGATGGGTACTCTTCTTCATTTGCATATTGACTTCCCACTTCTGTAGGGTTATCTGAGAATCGAGATGATGTTGTTTCTTGACGTACCCATGAACTCACATCCCTGTCACCGAAGAATGCGAACATCTTGGTATTAGGACGCAGACCTTTGACAGTGAAGTTTATTATACGTGAACGCATGAACGGAATGATTTCTACGTTCGCGACTTGTTCACCGATGAAGTCTTGGATACTACGAGTCGTTTCTCTAAAGGATATATTTCTAGGTATAGTAGTAAACAGACCCGTGTTTGTGAAGTTATTGGAATTTCTACCGTCACGCAATGCTGGACGTTGCCATAGGTCCGCATCGAAGTTTTCCAATCGACGTACGGTAGTCTGCATGATAGGCGGTAGAGTTCGAGTCTCGACCCACTCATCCGAAGATGGGGATAGTTCCATATGCCCGGTTTGAGTGATAACCGCAAATGGGTTGACGTTCAACTTACCTGTTGCAAGTAACTGTTCAACCAGTGGTTCATGCGAATATGGTAGTGTTACAACATCGCCGTTTTTGGTGACCTCAGCAACATTGTCCGTACTATAAGAAAGACGGACTGAGTTCTCACGGAAAGATGGTTTCAATAATCCCTGTGGGTCAATAGACGCACGATACTCTGGGTTGTTGATATCAGAGAATATGAATGAACTAAAGTTGTCTGCAATGAAACCCGCCTTAGTACGCGCATTACCATTCTCATCTAATACAGTCAATGAGTTAGTGTTAGACTCCAACAGACTCAAAGTAGTTAGTTCGAATAGGTCTGTTACACGTTGTTCCAACTTACCGATATCTTTCATTGTGAATCGTTTGTTTGGAATGAACGTGCTAGTAAGGTCAGCAGTACCAAATGTGTATGGATTCAGACGGAATGTGTATAACGCCATTGAACCTGTAGGAATCTCTGGTTGACGTGGGATTACATTGGACTCACCTTGAATCACCTGTAGTTCACCGAACCCGATATCACCACGACTATCTGTTGCGTTGGCAACCAACACATCGATACGTGGTAGGTAATAGTGGATTTGGTTCACTGTAACGGCAGATGCGTTTTGTGGAAGTTCTCCGGTTACGTTGAACTCTTGCAAGTCGTCCTCTGAACGAGATGGACGGAAATCCAATACGTCACGCAAAGAAATAACCTGACCTGTCGCAGTAGTATGGTCTGGAATAGACTCATAGGTTTCTGTGTAGTATGAACTAACAGAGAAGAACTGTCCATCTTGTCCGTGGGTATAATGGGAATACTTTACTTCGACTTCAGTGTCGTCAGAACCATTATATGGAATAGTGTATCCCGGCTTGAGTTTGATGACGATTCGGTCATAGAAGTTATCACGTTGACCACCGTCAAATGTAAACTGGTGAGTGATATCTGTCCACTCTGTGGTACCTTCCAATCTCCACTTGACAGATTGCAATTCGATACCATCTACCTTTGTTGTGAAGATAGGTCTGCCAGTTTGGTCACTCGCAGTGATTGTTCGAATTTCTGTTACATCTGTTGCATCTTTGGTTCGTGCAGTTGCGTTGGTGAACTCCACGTAGTATGCGATGACATATGTAGTAGCAGGGTCCAGTCCTGTATATGTGTTGTTTACAGGCACGTTAGAAAGGATTGCACCGCTGGCAGTAGCAATAATCCATTGTGAACTTTCTACACCATCGGTAAGAGCAATATCACCAGACGTGTTTGGTTGACCCCTGAAGTATCTTTGAGCAGTGTAGTTAGCAGTGAACTGGTTTGGTGATAACTGCTTGGTTGGTGTGCTATTAGGTAGAGGGAATAACAGGTTGTTATTCGACGCTTCATAAAGAACGGCGGGTGTCACAACAGGGACGAAGTCTGGGTCCCCTGAAGGAACGTTATCTCTTAGTTTAACGACATTAGAGAAACTCTCACCAACGTCCATGTCAATCTTGAAGATGTATAGACGAATACCCTTCGGGTCACGTTGAACACCACGAACATGACAAGTACCAATATCTTGGTCATTCGCATCAATCAATTCCATTTGACCGAACGTATCTAAACGACCGAACCCTTCTGTGGTTGATCCGTCGATGTAGATATAATTACCATATACAGCAGGGACAGGTTCGTTCGACTTCTCTACGGAATCTCTTGCCTTTGATACGTTGATGTCTGTTGTACCAATCTCTAGTCGATAACCATCAACGTATGCAATACCTTCGGTGACATCTAGGTTTAGGTTATTTTCGTCTTTATCTTCGAAAATTGCCTTGAACTCATCTACTACGTAGTTACCCGACTCTTCTTTTGTGCGTTGTGCAAGAAGGTCATTGATTCGGTTATATGCATCGAATGTACTGACTTCACGTGTGATGATACCTTCAACAACACGTGCAACGAACACAAAGTTCTCTTCTTCTAATACTTGGTCACGCGTCGTAGGAATTAGTTTGATTTGATAACGGTCCGCGCCTGGCGCAGTGATGTTAGGAACTTCTCCTTGGTTATCAAACAGTTCGATGTCTTGTTCGGACGTGATAATGTTTTGTTCAATCTTGAAACCAATGTCTTTGGTAGGTAGTGCGCTGTATTTGTCAATGAAAGAACTACCGCCTTCCATGTAGACGAAGTGACCCTGTACGAAGAAATCACCCGAAGCGAAATATGCCTTAGTACCACGACCAGACGCTTTGATAATTTCACTGGTTTCTGGGTCAACCGCATCCTGATCGACTTCAATAGTCAATTGTGTATTGTCAACTCGATATAGAATCTCTCCGGCACCAACACGAGGTGCTTTGGTATTGTCGGACACTTGAGACGTATCTGTGTATTGTACATACAGTGTTGTTGGGTCGTCTGGTGTTACGTCGACAATCTCTAGAACCTTCAGTTCTATACCCTGACCCGGCATTGCCTCGGTCGATAGAGTTTTACCCACCCAATTCGCATCTACCACACTTGATGCGGTTAGTCGAACATATTCTAGTTTGTTGTCTACGGTCGCACCGCCTGGATTGACTAGTGCGCCCTCTTTGAAAATGTTACGTCCGAATCGTGCAATCTCCTCTTGGATAATTGTCTGTGATTCGATTAGTTCACGCGCTTGTAGTGCGCGACCAGAGTTGAATAGTACACGATGATAACCGTCGTCTGGGTTGTAATAATCGCGGTAACTTTCTCTGAATGTTTTATCTGTAAAATCTGCCATGATTTATCCTAAACGGTTATTACAATCTTTATATCTTCTTGTTGTTCTTCGTCACGACGAATTCTGTAACGATTCTCAATATATAGTACTTCACCAGTGAATCGATCGATGCCATTCTTCTTCGAGTTCAATTGCACTTCTGATTCTACGCCACTGATACCAACTTGTTCGACGGTCTCATTCTGGAATATTTTGAAACCTGTAGATTCATTCTGGTGATAGTGTACAACATTACCATCCGATTTGTCTACGTAAGCAACCGCTTCGGAAGTGAGTCCTCTTATCTTTTCACCTACTGCGAAAGGAGAAGTTCCCGTCAAAGTAAGTGAAGGTAATGTCATCACCGAAACTCCGGCGTAAGGTGTTGTTCCGTCAACTTCTTTAGGGTTCTTTATAATACCCATTTGACGGAAAGTGTTCTGAACGGTAAATGTGCCATTGACATCACCGTCTGGTTTGATGTTCATTAGGACCGAACTTGTTTTCAAATCATCTATAGCGTCATAACCAATACCGTTAGGTCCAGTGATGACCGGACGAAGTACGGCACCAAGACCACCACCGCCCTGAATGTGAAGAGACGCGTACTGATAACCAGCACCATATGAAGTTACGGTTGCTCTTTTTATCACACCATCGACAAGATGCACTTGGACTGTAGCGTTCGCACCATTACCCACAACCTCAACTGTAGGTTCAGAGGTATATCCGGAACCACCGTCAACGACATGCACGTCAATAATCTGACCACCTACTGCCGTATCCTTTACCATCCATTGTAGGTCTTCAATGTTGTCACCTAGTGGTAGACTATCTTCTGGTTCTTGTACTGGGATATGGTTTGATGATAGGAACTGGTAGATATTCTCTGGAGTTATAGAGTATAGAAACTTCCAGACATAATCGTCCGAAGTCTTGAACTCTTTCCACCACTCTCTTACATTGAACATTCGATGGTTAGGATCATACTCAGGATTGTTTGGGTCTGTCTGAGGACTCATTGGGGCATATAGTCCCCAGTTAGGGTCTACCATCGATGGTTTAGATGTACCGTCCAGTGATCTGCCTGGTTCTAGACAAACATACACTTCTTTTGCGTCGTTGAGGACGTACCATGATGGTGTGTGTTCTGGGTCAGTTGCATCGTCCCATCCACAATAGATTGTACCAGATGACCAGTTCACTCGCTTGGCGACGAAAATTGCATCTTCAACCTTTTTGATAGATTGTAGGTTTAGTCGAAACTCTCGTTCATCCCTTGGTGAATCCACTGGATCGATAACAGAATCAGACGTATTGAATACATCGGACTTACCAATACCGATATAATATTCGTTGGTAGAAGATTCTGCGGCAGATACTTTAACGTCCTCTAGTAGAGTCTTCGCCATATCTCTGCCCATTGGGTGTCTTACTATAGCTGGCATTTTCGGGTCCTATACGTAGGTGTTGAAATCTTATGAAGTTATTTATACCAATTCTACAGGGGTTTTTTAGAATTTCGGTCCGACTTCCACATTTAGTTCCAAACCATTTTGTTTACTACTCAATATATTGAAGTGTTCTCTCAGTTTAGTAATCCACCAGAAAGAATCTTTGACAATAAGGTGTGCGTTTCGACCGTCCTTCAATATCCTCCTAGCGGGGTACATTGCAATCGTCAGATACCCCTTTTTCTTGATTACTCGTTCAAGGTCTTCCAGTACATTATAGAGAAGGTCTGGTTCGACGTGTTCTAGTACGTCAATACATATCAAGTAGTCTCTCGGTTCGGGTGAGGTATCTTTGCCGGAAATGCCGGGGTCGTACTCAAACACATTGTAGTGACCCTTCACCGGAATGTTCTTTCGGAAACTACTCTGTCCGCATCCATAATCCAACACTTCGGTTGCACCATGAGACATCAACCATTCATGTAGTTTATCGGCTGCCCATCCAGCGTTGACTCCCCACTCACTATTTTCGTGTTCGTGTTGCAGTAGTTTCTTGTACTCATCACTGATTAGGTCGAAACCATGTTTAGACGAATGTACTAGTTCGGTGGTCTTGGGTATACGAGGCGCGAGGGACTCATTGAGTTCTTCGAGTGAAACATAATCAACGATATCATTGATGCGTGAATCCTTACTCAAAGAATGTATAGTCACACCAATCTTTGCACATTCTGTAGAGAACCATTCGATGTAACCATAAAGAGAGTCATACAGATTCATGTTCCAGTCAATCTCTTTCTGAGTCAACTCTCGACCGTCAAAATAATTTAGTTTATCTGTTGACAAATCGACCCCAAGAAGGTATATGTCTTTGAACCCCATGTACAACATGACGTTCATGGCCATTGCGAAACTGTTCTTGTGCCAGACAAACGTTTCTGATTTTGGTAAAGAACATTCAAATATTCTATGACGGTCCACTAACTCCACTTCTTCTATACTCGCGAAGTATGTGTTGGGATATTCTTTGAGTGTTCTACCTTCTAACTCATGGTTCTGAAATCCGCCACGGAGTAGTTTGGGAAATGATTCTGCATATACTCGTTCGTCATAACATGTGGGGTCGTCCATACCCATCCAGATATCTGGTTTCAGGGTTGGGTACGTTGTATTGATGGAAAGGACTGTTTTCCCAGCACCCTTCAAGACACTAAGGTCGACTTCATTCAGAGAAGGTCCACACCCTGCGAATATGCCTACGTTGTGATTCTCTTTATTATATACGGAATAGTTTCTCCACCTATCTCCGTCGTGATACATCAATGGCAATCTTTCATTATTCTTCATCACTGAACCAACCTGATATTGCCAGTCTAGGTCTTGGTGCGTATTCAGACACTTCCGAAACAAAGTGATTGTGTCCTATCTCACCCAGTTCCATAAGCACCAAGTCTCCCCATCCAGGCACATAGGTATTGAATCCTTTCTCACTTTCTACGTGAAACAGTCCACCGTATTCTGGTTTCCAATCCCAAGAGAGATGGAATATAAAGGCGATACCTCTCCGATCATCTTGGTGTTGACCCAAAAAGTCTTTTGGATAATATGCGGAAGTGAAAGATTCATCTAGGACAGGGTTGGTTAGAGATGTCTCTTTCACTAGAAAATCGCGAAAGTTATCTGACATCAAAACGTCTTTCTTGAACGTACATTCCCAACACTCACAACCTATCACATGTGGTGTAGTTTTGTGGAATTGATAGGCAAATCGCCCACCAACGATATCTTTTCGGATCGAGTTCTCGTAATCGAATCTCTTACGATACCCGCCGACATTTCGTGATATCGACAAAGGTTCTTTAGTGTCAGAAGTATTGACTGCGAGTTCAAACCAGTTTGAAGGTGTCGAGTCGATTGAGCAGGCAAGGTCCCATGCATGATCATGGGTAAGAAAATTCTTATATATTTTGTGCATTATATATTCCATAAAAAAAGGGGGCCGGAGCCCCCTATAGTATTAGTTTACTCACATGGATATTTATAGTCTACCTAAACGAACCCTCACGGTACTGCCTGCAAGGATTGAGATTCTATCACTTTCAAATCTCATTTCAGAACCACTAGCGAATGCACTCTGGATAGCACTGAAATTTAGGAATCCACCATCCGATCGTGTAAGTTCGGTAAATGTCACGTCTGCTGTACTGTTGATACTAGTACCTTGATACTGATACACTCGACCAGTTTGAACGTGCCAATATACGTCATTATTCAATACTTCGTTATTACCACGGAACTGTCTGATAAGGTCTGACTTAGAGTTTGATCCAGTATCCGAGTTGACATCGGCGTCGGTATCAAATACAATAGCGTTACCCGCAGCACCCATTGGTCCCGATGGTCCAATAGTTCCGGTCAATCCCTGCGTACCACGTGGTCCCACTGTACCTTGTGTACCTCTAGGTCCTTGAGAACCCTGTGGTCCAGCTGTACCTCTTGGTCCCACTGTACCGCGTGTACCTCTAGGACCCTGAGAACCCTGTGGTCCGGATGGACCGCGTGTGCCTTGTGTTCCACGAGGACCCCTTGTACCTTGCGAACCACGTGGTCCCACTGTACCTCTAGGACCGATTGTACCTTGTGAACCTCGTGGACCCTGAGTACCTTGCGGACCGATTGTACCTCTAGGACCGATTGTACCACGTGTTCCTCTAGGACCTTGTGTACCTTGGGGACCAATCGTACCTCTAGGACCGATTGTACCTCTTGTTCCTCTAGGACCTTGCGTACCTTGTGGACCCACTGTACCTCTTGTTCCTCTTGGACCCACTGTACCTTGTGTACCTCTAGGTCCTTGTGTACCTTGTGGACCGATTGTACCTCTAGGACCTATCGTACCGCGTGTTCCTCTAGGACCTTGAGAACCTTGTGGACCGGATGGACCGCGTGTGCCTCTTGTTCCTTGTGAACCGCGAGGGCCCACTGTTCCCTGTATTCCTTGTGAACCTCTTGGACCCACTGTACCTCTAGGACCTTGAGTACCCTGTAAACCAACTGTTCCTCGTGGACCTTGAGAACCCTGTGGTCCCACTGTACCTCTTGGTCCCACTGTACCTCTTGTTCCTCTAGGACCTTGAGTACCCTGTGGTCCGGATGGTCCGCGTGTTCCTCTTGTTCCTTGTGAACCTCTTGGACCTACTGTACCTCTTGTTCCTTGTGAACCTCTAGGTCCAACTGTACCTTGTGGACCCTGTGTACCGCGTGGACCAATTGTACCTCTAGAACCTTGTTGACCCCTTGGGCCAGATGGACCTACTGTACCTCTTGTTCCTCTAGGACCTTGAGTACCCTGAGACCCTCTTGGTCCCGAAGTTCCGGCTAGTCCAGTAACACCCTGAGTACCTTGTATGCCTGTTGGTCCTTGTAAACCAGTTAGACCGATAGTACCACGTGGTCCAACTGTACCTTTTGGGCCAACTGAACCTCTAGAACCACGTGGTCCCTGAGAACCGCGATTACCTGTTAGACCCCTAGGTCCGATAGAACCTCTTGGTCCTATTGTTCCTTGAAGACCTTGAGAACCGACTGGTCCTTGAGTACCAACGGGACCTTGTGTACCTGTAGGTCCCTGAATTCCTTGAGTACCTTGAGGTCCTTGTGTACCACTTTGTCCGGTTACACCTTGAAAACCTGTAGGACCACGACTTCCATCTGGTCCCGTAATACCTTGGATACCGTGAGAACCACGTGGACCTTGTGTACCCGCTAAACCAGTAGGACCGGCAATGCCTTGTGTTCCTTGTGGACCCTGTGTTCCGACTGGTCCCTGTGTACCTGTAGGTCCCTGAATTCCTTGAGTACCTTGTGGACCCTGTGTACCACTTATTCCGGTTACACCTTGAATACCAGTTGGACCGGCAATACCCTGTGTGCCTGGAGGACCTTGCGTACCGACTGGTCCCTGAGTTCCGGACGGGCCAGGAATACCTTGAGTACCTTGTGGACCCTGAGTACCAACCGGACCTTGTGTACCAGTAGGTCCAACAAGACCCTGAGTACCTTGAGGTCCTTGTGTACCTGTAGGTCCTTGAATACCAGTTGGTCCGTCAATACCTTGAGTACCTTGTGGACCCTGAGTACCAACCGGACCTTGTGTACCAGTAGGTCCAACAAGACCCTGCGTACCGACTGGTCCCTGAGTACCTGTTGGTCCTTGTAAACCAGTTGGTCCGTCAATACCCTGCGTACCTTGAGGTCCTTGAGTACCAGTTCTTCCCATCGGTCCGGATGGTCCTGTTGGTCCTGTTCCACCCGTACCACCAGCAACACCAATAATTGTAGGTTCAGCCCACTGCCCAGCGACCGAATCGCCTGCACTAGGTGTACCTACAATATTTCTCCTACATTCCCATAGTATAGGGAAAGCGGCACTTAGACTTTCACCATTGGTGGTCCACGTTATTCCGTTAGAACCACCATTTGGTGAAGGGACACCATAACCCCATGAGTTACTTGGAAGTTGCGAAGATAGAAAATCATCAGCGTCAAGTATTGTATTAACGGTTCTAGTGAAGATAGACTCATATCCGGCAGCGTCATTTATGTCCGTAAACGTTATTTGTGCGCTGGCAGTTAGCGTTGTCATAATGACTTCCTATCCGTTATGTAGAATTATGGTGTAGTTACTGTTACAGTACAACGAACACTGATTGGAGCACCTGTGTCTGGAATGTCAGATGGACCAATGATTACTGAAGATGTGTTGATTTCTCCTGCACCTGAACCGCCGTTAGCAGAACGTCCAGTTGATACTGGAGTACCAGAAGAGTCTGTTTGAACTTCTAGGTCAGTTGAACCAACATATACCTGTTGACCAGTTACCCATTTCCAATCATATTCTACTGTTGCGCCACCGACACCATCACTGATTAGACTACCGTCGTGTGCGTCATATACTTTAGCAGTTGCAGTTACTGGAGAACCAGTGTTATTCTTGAAGATGGTTGGGTGATCGTTTTCGATCTCAACGTAGATCGCTGCACGACCTGCACGTACCTTACTGAAAGTTACTGCATCTTTACCCTGTTCACCACTTACACGAACTGTAAGAGTTGAGTTAGCATCACCAATGTTGGCTGGTTTGATCTCTAGTCGAGCACCAGTAGTTGCTGATGTAGGTAATGTACCTGTAG